CACCCCTCAAGACGGCAATTCGCTCTTAAGCAGCGCCGCAGCAGCCCTTCACGCCCTTCACGGCGAAACTTACAAAGATTACATGAAAGTTCTTGATAAATTTCTATTTAATCATGTATGAACCGCTACTACATCAAAGAAAAGAGCTTTGTTTGTGACCCCAACAATTTCGCCGTCAAAATGGACTTTGAAAGTAACAAAAGCATTGTTAATATTCTATTTTTTGATGGCAAGATCGAATGCTTTAACTTTCGATACCAAATGAGTATGACCTCAAACGAGGACGAATTCAATGAAATGTTAAGCTATATAATGGAAAGTTTGATAGACAGTCTTACCAAGAGAGAGTTTCAAGAAATGATCCTTGATGGTGAGCTTCTGGGCCTTAACTTTTATAATTTAGTAAAATCAGTGAGATCTAAATCAGGCACACTTATTTGGAAGAGATCGTAAATCTACAGTTTACGAGCGGCATAATTGTTTACTCTATTTGGTTTTTCTTGGGCGCTTTCAATCAAGTTCCTTCTGATAAACTGTTTTAAATCATCATATCTTGTAGACAAAACAATGTTGTTCATTCGCATATATACTGAGTGCAATAACCCAATCAGTTCACCTTTTTCATTCAGAATCATGGAGCCACTTGACCCAGGTCCAGCGGGAAAAACATACATATCATCATCCACATTTTGACCGATATATCTTCCTTCAAACAATGGGACGGTATTGTAATCGTGGATTCCGTAAGGAGAAGCGATATTAAAAACTTTGTCTCCCTCTTCTGGTTTATTACTTGCTATCTTGACTTCTTCAATATCACTGACCATATCCTGAATAAACATCATACAGATATCATTCTTGGAATCATAATCTAAGACTTTTGCATTAAAATACCGACCAGATAAAGTTTCTACTTTTAACTTGGTTAATAACTTAAACTTTGGATTAGCACGCAATTTTTTAGAGGCCAGACATACATGAGCAGCCGTAACAACATAAGAGCCTTTGTAGGTGGTCTTGACCACGAATCCTGACCCAACAGCAACATATCGATCTTGAAAACACTTTTTCTTGTTACAAGCGTGAATATCTACGGTCTTTTTGACGAAGACGTAACCTTTGCGCGGCAAAATGTCCTTTGCAGACAACTTAAAGGTACTTCCGCAAGACATGGTGAAAAATAGAACTAAAAAAATGAGAATCGTTCTCTTAAACATTGTATGACCCCTCCTTTTCCTGTGGATAACTTCTTGTTTCCCTATAAATAACTATTAAATAAAAACCAATGTTCGATATTTAAAAAGAAAAAACGAAAACTATTTATGTTAGAATGGTATCAGATGGTTGTAACCCACTAATATCAAATAAAAGATTAATTTTTTTATGGCTAAAAAAATATACGTTCTCGATACAAGTGTTTACTTGACCGATTCAAGCTCTTTCCTTTCTTACGGAAGTAACGACATTGTTGTTCCGCTAAAAGTGCTTGAAGAGATAGACAACCACAAAAAAAGACAAGATAGCGTTGGCGTCAACGCCCGAGAAACAATCAGAAAGCTCGATTCTCTTAGAGAAAAGGGTAATTTGTACAAAGGTGTAAGAATCAGGAAAGGGAAGGGTATTCTTTACGCAAAGCCGTGCAGGAACGACTCCCTACCAGACAATTTTGATTTATCTGTACCAGACAACGAAATTATTGCCGTAGCTTTAAATCAGAAGCAAGACAATCCAAAAAGAAAGGTCGTTGTTGTAACTCGCGATATAAACATGCGCGTAAAATGTGATGCACTGGGACTCATCACAGAAGATTATCAAACAAATCAAGCAGTTAAGGACACAAGTCTTCTTTACACAGGCTTCACACAACATTTGATCGACGAACCGATTCTAGATAGGTTTTACGCAGGCGAAGAAATCTTCATTGACAAAGAAGAACTCATTTTGATGCCAAATCAGTTCGTAATGCTGGTATCCAACCAAAATGAGAAGAAAACTGGCCTAGCTAAGTTTATTAATTATAAAAAGCCACTTAAAAGAATCAACGGCGCACACAAGAAAGGAATCTGGGGAGTGAAACCAAGAAACAAAGAACAAATGTTTGCCCTTGAGCTTCTAAAAGACAAAAATGTACAAGTTGTTACGCTTGTAGGATCAGCGGGTACAGGGAAAACTCTGCTTGCAATCGCTACAGGTTTACAATTGGTTATGGAAACCACTGATTTCAAACGCTTGGTTATTTCAAGGCCAATTCAGCCTATGGGCCGCGACATCGGCTTTTTACCAGGAACGATGGAAGAGAAAATGGCCCCTTGGGTCGCTCCCATTCAGGATAATCTACGATTCTTGATGGGAAACGACAGAGAAACGCTGGATATGTATATGGAAAACGGAACAATAGAAGTTGAAGCCCTGACTTACATAAGAGGCCGCTCCATCTCAAATGCATATATCATTATAGATGAGGCACAAAATCTTACCGCTCATGAATTAAAGACGATTCTCACAAGGGTGGGAGAAAACACAAAAATCATTTTAACCGGAGATGTAGAACAAATTGACAATGCTTATATTGATGAAACATCAAACGGCCTTACACACGCTGTTGAAAAATTCAAATCACTTGAAATATCAGGCCACGTCACGCTTTTAAAGGGTGAGAGATCTAAAGTGGCAACCATCGCAGCAAAAATTCTTTAATTTTTTTAAAAAAAATGTTAACATTTAACTTGACTTGGAGGAAATAATGGAATATAATAGTAAAGAGAGTCCAGAATTGTTTGAAAAAGTAAATAAAGAAAACCCCTTAAAAACATGGCTTGTAGAGTATGTTGGGAAACAACTGAATCCCCCAGACGATGAGGTTAATGTAGAAATGATAATTGAAGTAATGGCAAAGGAATTTCCAGAGTTCTTACTTCCAATTGCTGAAGAGAACTTTATCCGAGGATACAGACAAGCAATGACCGACGTAAAATATAGCGATGAAATCGCCAACAAGGTTAAGAAAAAAGCTTGAGAGAATATATCAAAGAATCTGTCGCTCGTTTGGCCAAGAAGAAATATAGCCTTCATAGCCATAAGGCATTTGTAGTGAATCCGTTCACTAATGATGTTAATTTTTCTTCTATTTTGAGAAGAATCGAAGATTTGATACCTGAGCACCTTATGAATGGTTTCGAGGTCATATATATCGGCCAGTTTAAGGATTTCCACAAAAAAGGAAGACCTTTTAACGCCACTTTCAAAGATGGAGCTATCTACATTTCTAATGATCAGGATGACGACGCAGATTTAATTGACGATATTATCCACGAACTGGCCCACTCAATCGAAAAAGATGAAAAGTTTAATAATATCATCTATGGAGATGGCGAAGTGGAATCTGAGTTCTTGGCGAAAAGACAGTCATTGTATCATTTGCTTGACAAACCAACTACAAATATGGTACACTATCTGAATCCTGAATATGACAAAGCTTTTGATAAACACTTGTATAAAGATTTAGGCTATGACTATTTAAGAACCGCTGCATCAGGCTTATTTTATTCACCGTATGCTATCACCTCATTGAAGGAGTATTGGGCGAATGGGTTTGAAAATTATTTACTTGGAGACGCATTAAAACTGCGTGATCTAAGTCCGGTTCTTTTTAAGAAAATAACAGAACTGCTAGAAACAGAAAAGGAAGAGTATTAAAGTGAAAGTAAACTTTTTAACAGAAAACACAGTTGAAATTACCTTGGAAGTGGTTTCAAGATATAATAAATCGCGAGAAGGGCGAACGATCTTCGGAAACGCTTATATGATCGAACAATTTGAGTCCCAACATCCAAACAAAAAAGTGTTGAAGGTTTTAAAAGGTCACCAGCTTGACAACTTTACAAAAACTGGAACCTTTTCGGGTACTTGGGTGTTTGAACTTGAAAAACCACCAGCACCAAAGAAAGTTGCAACTCCGAAGAAACAAAGCACAAAAAAGAAGAAGACGTCTTTAAAGTAAACAAAATGGCACATATATCATACTCAGAATTAAAAGAATGGACGACTTGTCCATGGAAACATAAGCTAAAATATGTCGATAGAATCAATGCGTTTTTTGGAAACGAACACACAGCGTTTGGCACAGCAATGCACACTGTCTGCGAAAACATTGTAGAGGAAAAAGACGTTGATCTAAAACAACTGTTTCAGACTGAATTTCTTGCGAATCTTCAAAAACTAAAAGACACCGACTCCAATTATGACTTCAAACAGGGTCTCATCTCCGATATGAGAACCCAGGGAGAAGATATTATTGAATTTATCCTTCCAGGCATAAAAAGTTACTTTGGTTCCTTTGAGTTGGCTTCCGTAGAAGAAAAGCTTTACGAGGACATTGAAGATTCAGACTACAAGTTCAAAGGTTTCATCGACCTTGTGGTCAAAACCAAAGATGGCAAGTATCATGTCATTGACTGGAAAACCTGCTCGTGGGGTTGGGACAGTCGTAGAAAAACTGACAAGATCACCACTTATCAGATCACTCTCTATAAACACTATTGGTGTAAAAAACACGATATTGACCCTAAAGATGTCAATACACACTTCGCACTGCTTAAAAGAACCGCTAAGAAGAATAAGGTTGAATTTTTCAAAGTTACCACTGGAAACAAAAAAATAGAAAATTCACTTAAATTATTAAACAAAGCAGTGTACAATATTAAGAAAGAGAACTTTATCAAAAACAAGTTGTCATGTCGCGGAAGATATGGCGCTTGTGAATTTTATAAAACAAAACACTGTAAATGAGGTTTAAATGAGCGATGACAAGATTAAGGTCTTCACTATAAGTGATATGCCCTTTAGTCCAAGCGGCGTCGGCACTCAAACAAAATATGTTTGTGAGGCTTTGCTTGAGACTGGAAAATTTAAAATTGTAAGTTTCGGCGGTGCCATTAAACACCAAAAATATGATCCTATAAAAACTCAAGAATATGAAGATGACTGGATTGTCTATCCCGTTGATGGATATGGTAATCAAGAAATGGTCCGTTCTTTGCTGAGACAAGAAAAGCCTGACATTCTTTGGTTTATGACAGATCCGCGCTTTTGGGGTTGGCTATGGGAGATGGAAAATGAGATTCGTCCGCTTATGCCGATGGTTTACTATCATGTCTGGGATAACAAGCCCTATCCGATGTATAACAAAATGTTCTATGAATCAAACGACAGAATTGCTGCAATTTCAAAGGTCACTGATGACATCGTAAAAAACGTTGCACCCACCGTTAAATCTTGTTATTTGCCCCACGCGGTAAATACAGACATTTTCAAGCCTTTGGAAGATGAAGAGAAAAAAGACGAGTTTAAGAAGTCAAGTTTTGGAGATTTTTATGACCCCAACAAAGTGATTTTCTTCTGGAATAACAGAAATGCCCGTAGAAAACAAAGCGGTTCGTTGATTTTCTGGTTTAAGAAGTTTTTAGACAAAGTTGGTCACGATAAAGCCACGTTAGTTATGCACACAGAAGTAAAAGACGAACACGGTCAAGACCTCCAGCGAATTATTGATTTCCTTGGGATGAAAGACGGCCAAGTACTATTTTCACAGAAAAAAGTTCCACCAGAGGATCTGGCCAAAATGTATCAAGTAGCCGATTGCACGGTAAATATTTCTGATGCTGAAGGTTTTGGCTTGGCAACTCTTGAATCCTTAGCCACAGGTACACCGATCATTGTTACGATGACCGGAGGTTTACAAGAACAAGTTACCAATGGCGAGGATTGGTTTGGTATTGGTATTGAACCAGCTTCTAAGGCTATTATTGGTTCTCAAGAAATCCCTTGGATTCAAGAAGATCGTCTAAATGAAGACGACGTTGTGGACGCTCTAGAAAAGATGTACAATTATTCTAAAGAAGAAAGGGAGCAAATTGGTCAACGAGGCCGAGAGCATGTAATGAAAAATTATAATTTTACAGATTTTAAGCAAAAATGGGTTGATTATATGTTACAGATACACGAAGAAGAAGGTTCCTGGGAAAATAGAAAGAAAATCCAACGCTGGACACTGGAGGAAGTATAATGAAAAAGAAAGTTATCGTTCGCGGACCTGCGTTAACAAGAACAGGTTATGGAGAACATGCGAGATTCGTTCTAAGAGCTTTGAGAGAAGTAGAAGATAAAATTGATATTTATCTCTTACCAGTAAACTGGGGACACTCAAACTGGATTTGGGAAAACAACGAAGAACGGCAGTGGCTAGATCAGATTATTAAGAAAACCGCTCATTACGTTCAACAGAAAGGCCAATACGATTTAAGTGTACAAGTAACCATACCTAATGAATGGCAAGCAATGGCACCTGTCAATATTGGCGTAACAGCGGGGATAGAAACCACAAAAGTGGCCCCAATTTGGATTCAAAAGGTCAATGAAATGGACAAAGTTATTACTATTTCAGAACACTCAAAGCAAAGCTTTTTGAATACGGTTTATGATGCCGTTGACAACCGGACAAATCAGCCGGTAAGACTCCAGTGTAATAAAGACATTGAAGTTGTCCATTATCCTGTAAAAGAATACGAAGAAACCGACCTTGATCTCAACTTAAGCACAGATTTTAATTTTTTGACTGTGGCACAATGGGGTCCAAGAAAAAACATTGGTAATACCATCGTTTGGTTTATTGAAGAATTTTATGATAACCCCAAAGCTGGTCTTGTTGTCAAAACCTTTCTGAAAGGCGGCTCAAAAATAGATCGTGAAAGACTTCGCGCACCCTTTGATCAACTCATGGCCAAATATAAAGACAAACAGTGTAAGGTCTACTTTTTACACGGTGACTTAACTGATCAAGAAATGCACTCTCTATATAAGAAAGATGAGATTAAGTGCTTGATTTCGCTATCTCACGGCGAAGGCTTCGGTTTGCCTCTATTTGAAGCGGCTTATTCTGGTCTTCCTGTTCTTGCTCCCGATTGGAGCGGCCATGTAGATTTCCTCTACAAACCAGTCAAAGACAAGAAGGGCCGCACCAAACCAAAATCCTTTTTCGCCAAGGTTGAGTACGACCTTCAGCCGGTTCATCAAGAATCACATTGGGAAGGAGTAGTTCAGCCGGATTCTATGTGGTGTTATCCACAACAAGGTTCGTACAAAATGAAATTGCGCGAAGTCTTTAAAGATTATGGAAGATTCAAGAAACAAGCGAAAGTTCTTCAAACTCATATCTTAAAAAACTTTACATTTGAAAAACAATCCAAGAAGATTATTGATCAAGTTGTTTCTCAAGATGAATTTGAGATTGCCAACTGGTTAGACGATTTGGAAAATGAAATTCAAGTTCACGAATGAAGCTCATCTTCATAGCCGATTTCTTTGCTGACGAGATAAACGGTGGAGGGGAACTGAACAACGAAGAATTCATTTCTTTATTGGGCCGCTCCAAATACTTTTACAAGGAAATCCTAAAGGTCAAGTCTTCTGACGTTACTCTGTCTTTGCTGGAAGAAAACAAAGAATCCAATTACATAATAGCAAACTTTATAGGACTTTCAGAGACAAACAAGAAGTTTATTGAAGAGAACTGTCATTATATAATCTACGAGCATGACCACAAATATCTAAACAATAGAAATCCTGCCGCATTTAAAAACTTTGAAGCACCCAAAGAAGCTATCATTAATTATGGGTTTTACAAGAATGCGAAAGCTGTTCTTTGCCAATCAAAGTTTCATTCCAATATAGTCAAAAACAACTTAGGACTTGAAAACATAATAAATCTCGGCGGTAATCTGTGGGACACAACATCCCTTGACAAAATGAAAGAATACGCCACCAAAGACAAAAAAGAAGTGTGCTCAATTATGAATTCCCCAATCTCACACAAAAATACGTCTGGCGCAATTGATTATTGTACCGTCCAAAAACTATCCTATGAGCTTATTGATCCCTGTTCTTATTATGACTTTCTCAATAAGATCAGTAACAATGATACGTTAGTATTCTTCCCTCAAACTCCCGAGACCTTATCAAGAGTTGTCGTCGAGGCAAGAATGATGAATATGAGAACGGTCACAAATAGCTTGATCGGCGCCACAAGCGAAAACTGGTTTGAAATGAAGGGAATACCTTTAATTAATTTTTTTGAAACTAAGAAAAGCGAGATACTTAGAACAGTAGGAGACCTTTTGAAATGAAAATTTGTTTGATTACACCCCCTTCACCTTTCTTGTTGGATGAGCGCGTATTTATGCACATCGGCGTTCTAAAAATTGCTGCTGTGCTGGAAGAAAAGGGCCACCAAGTTGATTTTATCGACTTAAGTGCCGTAAAAAACTATATTGAAGTTGTCGACGATTATCTTGCTCTGGAAGATAGCGCTAAAGTCATAGGCATCACAGCAACAACGCCTCAAGTTCCATTTGCTGTGATCTTAGCCAACCACTTGAATGACAATCACAAAGGGGTAATAGACAAAACACTTCTTGGAGGTCCACACGTTACTTTGATGTACGCTGCTTCCAAAAGAGAAAAACAAAAGAACTTTGTTGGTAGCTCCAGGGCAACTGATGACGTAAAAACTCTATCGGACATCTTTGATGTTTTGGTTTGCGGAGATGGAGAAGAAGCAATATTCGAAGCCTTAAAAATTGATAAGGGCATTATCGATGCTGACGATAAAGATTCTCCTTTGTTTTTAACCAGCGAGAAACTTACCAAAATGCCTCTCCCGGCAAGGCATCTAATTGACGTCGACTCTTACAAATATTTTATCGAGGGCGAGCCGTCAATCAGCTTAATAGCTCAACTTGGTTGCCCCTTCCAATGTACTTTCTGCTCAGGAAGAAACTCGCCATTCCTCAGAAAGATAAGAACTCGAACAACTCAATCGGTTGTAGATGAAATTGAACACCTTTATCTAGCGTATGGAATGAAAGGCTTTATGCTTTATGACGATGAATTAAATGTTAACAAACAGATGGTTCATTTGATGAAAGAAATCACTAAGTTACAGAAGAAACACAATACTGAATTTAAGCTAAGGGGATTCATAAAGGCAGAACTCTTCACAGATGAGCAAGCCGAAGCAATGTACGAAGCCGGTTTCCGCTGGCTTCTGACAGGCTTTGAATCAGGTGATGAAAGAATCTTAAGAAATATTAAAAAACGAGCTACACGAGATGACAACACAAGATGCGTCGAAATCGGCAGAAATCACGGTTTGAAAATCAAAGCTCTTATGTCGATAGGTCATGCTGGAGAAAGCACCGAAACCATTGATAATACTAAGAAATGGCTTCTTGAAACAAAACCAGACGATTTTGACTGTACCATTATCACAACTTATCCTGGTTCACCTTATTTTGATGATGCCGTATTCAACGGTACACATTATACATATACAGACAAAAGAACTGGCGATCAGTTACACCAAGCTCAATTAAACTATTGCGTGGATCAAGATTATTATAAAGGAGATCCAGATGGCGGCTACGTTTCGTATGTCTGGACAAATCACATTTCTGCTGTTGATTTGGTAACTGAGAGGGAAAAGCTGGAAAGAGAAGTTAGAAAAGAATTAAATATTGCTTTTAATCCTGCTCGCCCCGGCCTCACTTACGAACATTCAATGGGCGCTGGCCTGGGAAATGTAAATATTCCTGATTATATCCTACGGAGGACTAATTGAAAACTCATTTTAATGTAGTAGTACCACTTTATAACGCCGATGAATGGGTGTTGAGAAACCTAAAAACTCTTAAAGCTCAAAATTATGATAATTTTAGTGTCGTTTATGTAAATGACGCAAGTTCTGATAATTCTAAGCAAATTATAGAAGACCAAATTAAAGACTTGGAAAACTTTCATTTAATTAACAAAGAAAAGAACGGCGGAGCCTTGAACAGTCTATATACAGGCATTGAATTTTTTGATCCTGCGGAAGAAGACGTAACAGTAGTTTTGGATGGTGACGATTGGTTTGCAAGACCAGACGTCCTCCAGATTCTGAACAAGACATATTCAGAAAACGATTGTCTAATGACTTATGGAAGTTACATAGAATACCCTTCAGGAATCAAAGGAAAGTTCTCAAAGCAAGTCCCAGAGAATATAACAAAAGACAAGCTTTATAGGCAAAGCGAGTGGATGACATCCCATGTGAGGACGTTCAAACACAAACTTTGGAAAAACATCGTAAAAGAGGACATTTTGGACGCAAATGGCGACATTTATCGTATGGCGGGGGACTTACCCGTAATGTTCCCAATGTTGGAAATGGCGGAAGAAAGAGCTTATTTTATAGAAGAGATTTTGCATGTTTATAACAGAGCCAACCCTCTCAACGAAGATAAGGTAAATCACTCCCAACAATTGGCAATTGAAGCCGAGGTAAGAAAAAAACAAGTTTACCCTCGTTTGGAAGAAGTAGAAAGCAAATGATTGCCGCAGAGACGATGGGACGCCTTGGGAACCAAATGTTTATAGTTGCCACGACTCATTCATTGGCGATAGATCATAACGATACAGCAATATTCCCCGAATCCGTCATTTGTGTGACACTTCCCACCTTTAAAGAAACGTCCATCCACAGAAGTACAGTTCTTAGAAAAGTAGAATATACCAACGATTTGTCTTCTTTGAGGTACGTTTATAATGAAAAGCCCGACCAGTCGTATAATCCCATCGACTATAAAGAAGACCTCTTTCTTAAGGGTTATTTTCAGTCTGAAAAATATTTTAAACACAATAGAGAAGCAATACTTGATTTGTTTTCTCCTATACCTCAAATTGAACGGCTTTTAGAAAAGAAGTACAAAGACTTGATTTATAACAAGAATGTCGTTTCGGTCCATATTAGACGCGGAGATTATTTAAAATTTTCTGATCAACATGCTATTATGGGGAACGAGTATTATTCAGAGGCAATGAACAAGTTCCCCTCTGATTCTACTTTTGTCTTCTTTAGCGATGATATAGAATGGTGTAAACAAACGTTTAAGGGCGACAACTATGTTTTTATTGAGAAACAGGACGATGTTTTAGATTTGTACTTAATGTCAAAAATAACAAATAACATAATTGCTAATTCATCTTTTTCCTGGTGGGCTGCTTGGCTAAACGAAAATGAAGACAAAATTGTTGTTGCCCCTAAAGTTTGGTTCGGCCCAAAAAACCAGCATTTAAGCCGAGAAGATCTTACTCCCGAAGAATGGATTCTTGTATGAAAGTAAACTTAGCAGAACAAATCATAGACGATACCGATATAAGCGAACTCGTTGAATGGATCCAAAATACTGACCGATTTACCAAAGGACCAGAGACCGCTAAGTTTGAGGAAGAGTGGTCCAATTACATCGGTTCTAAGTTCTCTGTTTTCGTCAACTCTGGCTCATCAGCGAATCTGCTGATGTTTCTGGCAATGTTATACTCCAACAAGCTTAAAAATAAAAAAGTCATTGTCCCCGCTGTAAGTTGGGTTACAACAGTTTCTCCTGCTATTCAGTTGGGTTTTGAACCCATTCTTTGTGATTGTGATCCCGATAACTTAGGATTATCAGTAGAACATTTTGAGTCTCTGTGCCGCCAATATAACCCATCATCAGCCATTCTTGTGCATGTCCTTGGCCACTCACCAGAAATGAAGGCTATCAAAGAAATCTGTGAAAAATACGATGTAACCCTTCTGGAAGATACTTGCGAGGCACCGGGAAGCATTCTTGATGGAAAAAAGCTGGGCACCTTTGGTTTGGCAAGCAGCTTCTCCTTCTTCTACGGACATCAGATGTCAACAATCGAAGGCGGAATGGTTTCTACCGATGACAGAGATTTCTATAACCTTCTGCTCTCACTCAGATCTCACGGCTGGCTCCGAGACAATGAAGAATATTTTAGAAAGAAGTACTTGAACAAATATAATATTTCTGACTTTGAAAGCAACTACTTTTTTGTTCTTCCTGGCCTCAATGTTCGCTCAACTGATTTGAATGCTTTTCTTGGCCGCAACCAGCTAAAGAAGATGGATTCATTCGTTGAGAAACGAAACAACAATCACAACAGATTCCACGATACACTAAAAGATGAGTTTTGGACCCAGACAAGCGAAACCGAAATTGTTTCCAGTCTTGGCTTTGCTTTAATGACGCCCAACCGCCGAAAAGTAGTTGCCGCCCTCAATAAAAATAAAATAGAATGCAGACCTCTGATATGTGGCTCGATCCAAGAGCACCCATTTTGGACGGCAACCAAACCTTTTATCAGTAGATTTGAAAGAAGGTACTTGCCGGTGGCTGACAGGGTACATAGGAACGGCCTTTATGTACCCTGTCACCAAAACATGACAAACAAGGAAGTAGACTTTATATGTCAAATTTTGCTAGATACGAAATAAATGTAGAAGACTTCATCGATAGTCTTCAAAAAGATGATGAAGGGCATATTGTTCTAAATATGTTTGATAATTCTATACTTCACGATAGTTTTCTTCAAAGTGCTCAAAGATGTAGCGCTCCAGGTCACGAATCAAAACCAGAAAAAGTTAGGTTTGTCCAGAAACAACATCCCTGGAAGGGCATTACATATTTTACAGATAAAGCGATACATTTAGCGCCCCAAGTCAATAGTGCGCTAAAAGTTGCTTGGCTTATTGAACCTGGAGACCTATTACCGGGCCTTCATAACAACATTAAAAGTTTGGAGGACTCTTTTGATTTTGTTCTAACTTATGAGAAAAATCTGTTAGACCGCAATCCAGAAAAGTATAAGTTTTTCCCGTGTGATACTTCCGGTATTGAAAAAAATAGTCACAAGATACACAAAAAGAGCAAACTTGTTTCAATGATATACTCAGAAAAAAAATGGTTGACTGGACATAAACTTCGTCATATAGTTGTCGAAGACCTCTTGCCAAAAGTGGGTTATGATAAAGTTGATTTGTTCGGCAGAGGAACGCCAAACCCTTTAGAACTCAAGTCAGAAGGGACAAACGATTATATGTTTCAGATAGCTATTGAAAATATGAAGCGACAAAACTATTTTGCTGATAAAATCTATGACTGTTTCGCCACGGCAACTGTGCCAATATATTGGGGAGCACCAAATATAGGAGAATTTTTTGATTCAAGGGGAATTTTAACTTTCAACAGTCCTCAAGAATTATCTGATATTTTATTCTCTTTGTCTGAAGAAAAGTATAATTCTATGTTACCTTATATTAAGAAAAACTTTGAGTTGGTTAAAAAATATCTTAGACCAGATGATTACATATTTGAAGAAACTGTAAGATATCTGAGAACAAAGGAGGAAAAAAATGGTTAAAAAAATTAAGTATAATACGGAAAAATATAATTTTTCCAATTTAGTATCGGGGTTGTTCGAGGTAGAAGATCTAAGCGACCTGCATTTGTTGGATTCGGATCTTGTCAACGCCGAACCTTTAACTCAAGAAAACGAGGCAGAAACACTCTTTCATAAGAAATATTATGAAAAACTCAATGGAGACTGGCCGGAACTTATAACTACGTTTAAAAACTTTATAGAGCAAGAAGTTTCTAAAATCTTCAAGGGGCCATTTTTATATCAAACAACCCCCTCATTCAGAGTTCAAGTCCCCAACCAGACAGCCGTATCAAAGTGGCATTACGACAGTGACCCAAACCATGGACATCCAGACTGGGAAATTAACATTCAAATCGCTTTAACAAAGGTTTTTGGTAATAACTCTACATGGATCGAATCGGTCCCCGGCTTGGGTGATTATTCACCAATGGAATTAGAATACGGGGAATGTGCGATTTTTGATGGGAACCGCTGCGTTCACGGTAATTATCCGAATGACACTGGCAAAACTAGAGTAAGCTATGATTTTAGAGTTATACCATGCAATATGTATGATGGTTTTGGTGAGCCAATCTTTGCTTTATATAGGGGTGTCGATTCTGAACTGTTTTCTTCAACCAAATACGGATTTGTTGGGAAGTTTAATAGCCCCACAAGTTATTATGGGAAAGAGTGGGGTCCAGGCGGCTACTATACATTGTTTGAAAACAAAGGATAATAAATGTTTGATCCATTAAAAGAATATGCTCTAGAAGAAGTTATTAGAAAAGGCTACAAAATCGATACACCTTGGGATGTCGTAGACATTTTTGAGAAAAAAGTAGCAGAATATGCTGGTAGCAAATATGCCGTCGCTGTTGATAATTGTACTGATGCTATGTTTTTGTGTCTTAAATATTTAAAATGTCCCGAAAGTCCCTGCCCGATACGAATTCCAAAACGAACTTACGTTTCGGTGCCAATGACAATTCATAATGCTGGCTGTCAATATATCTTTGAAAACGTTGAGTGGTCTGGCCTCTATCAGCTTAAGCCTTATCCAGTTTATGACAGTGCTTTAAGGTTTACCAAGGATATGTACATTCAAGATTCGTTCCAGTGTTTATCGTTTCATAGAAAAAAGATTCTTAAACTAACTAAAGGCGGCATGATTTTAACAAACGATGCAAAAGCCGCTGAATGGTTTAAAACAGTTCGATCAAAGGGCAGACACCCACATAAAGATACAATGTACACAGATGAAGTTTTTACTGAAATGGGCTGGAATATGTATATGCCACCTGAATATGCTGCCAGAGGGCTGCTTATCTTTGATCAATTGCCAGAAAACAATGATGACGCTGGCGGCTTCGAGAAATATCACGATCTCACGAAACAACCAGTTTTTATCGGAGAATAATCATGAAAAAGAATGTTTATTTGTTTGAAATTAATGATGTAATCGCAAACCAGATGAAATTACCTTACAGCACTGGCTTAATTTGGTCTTATTGTTTAGAAACACAGGCGATCAAAGACAATTATCAGCTTGCTGAGTGGTTTTATTACAGAGATGACGATAAAAATTTAGATACAATGTTCGATAATGTTGAAAATCCCTCTGTTGTAGGGTTTAATTGTTTTGTATGGAACTGGGAGTTCAACAAAAAGATGGCAAAAAGGATAAAAGAAGCCCATCCTGAAGCTATTATCGTCTTTGGAGGTTGGCAACAGCCAACAGCCGACAGAAGTCAAGGATTTTTTGAAGCTCATCCTTATGTGGATATTCTGGCTCATGGCGAGGGAGAGGTCACTTTTAGGGAGATTTTGCTTGAAAATCTCTTAGAAAACCCCGATTTTAAGGCAATTTCGGGCTGTTCTGTCAAAAATGAGGACTTAAGCACCTTTGTAACTCCCACACGAATCAGAATACAAGATCTAAATGCTATGCCAAGTCCCTATCTAACTGGGCTTTTTGACCCAATTGCGGCTGAAACTCCTTATATTCTTGAGTCAACTATAGAAACTACTCGCGGCTGTCCTTATCAGTGTACATACTGCGAAATTGGTAATAAATATTTTCAAAAAATCAAATCGCAGTCTTTAGAGAAAGTTTTTAAAGAAATTGATTGGATTTCTGCCAACAAGGTCGAATTTGTTTACAACGCCGACTCCAATTTTGGTTTATTGCCAAATCATCTTGACGTTACGAAGTATTTGGTGAAAAAGAAGAAGTCTTGTGGTTATCCTGTTGGCCACCGTTGTGACTGGGCCAAAAATAAAGCCGATAAGGTAATCGAACTTGCCAAACTTTTCTACGATGCCAATATGGACAAGGGAATTACAATCGCTTTGCAGTCAATGAATCCAGATACACTAAAAGCTATTAAACGTAAGAACGTTGACAACGGCAAACTAGAAGAGTTTTTAAAAATGTACAACGATTGGGAGCTACCAAGCTATGTTGAGATAATTCTTGGACTTCCAGAAGAAACCTTTGAAACTTTTATCAATGGAGTTACAAAAGTCATGGAGTTGGATCAGCACAATTATATTGGTATCTATCCGTTGACCGCTTTTCCGAATACTCCCTTTGGGGATCCTGAATATATTAAAAAATATGAGCTAGACGTAATTGAAACCTACACCGCTTTCATGCATTATGATATCTCTGAGCAAAATGATTTTGAGCGAGAGACGATGATTGTAGGGTCTAAGACAATG